TCTGGGAATACTGGTTATATTAGTATTGTTGCTGTTATGCAAAAGTTCTTTGATCAAGCAATTTCTGGAAACTGGTCCTATAACCCACAACATTATGAGGGTTCTGAAGTTCCTACTTCGGTAATGGCACAAGACCTTTTAACTACATATAAGTACGGTTGGAAAACTTCTTACTACCAAAATACTTACGATATCAAAACTGATGAAGTAGAAGAAATGCCCCAAATTGCTAATGAGCAATGTAAATTAAACTCATTAATTAACGATTTAAGTAAAGCAGAGGAGGAAGCTTGTGAATCCTGTTCAATTTAAGGTTTCATCAAAAAAAGATAGATCTATGGCAAAACTTAATGGTATGACTGTGTTCAATATGGAAGAGCACGATACTAAGAAACAACCAATGTTTTTTGGAAAACCATTAGGAGTTCAAAGATATGATAATTTTAAATATCCACAATTTGAAAATTTAACTAAATCTCAGTTGGGATATTTTTGGAGACCAGAAGAAGTGTCTCTACAGAAAGACCGTGGTGATTATCAATCATTACGTCCAGAACAAAAGCATATCTATACATCTAATCTTAAGTATCAAATAATGCTTGACTCTGTACAGGGTCGTGCACCAGGTATGGCATTTTTACCGTACTGTTCATTACCAGAACTTGAAGCATGTATGGAAGTGTGGTCATTTATGGAAATGATACATTCACGTTCTTACACTTACGTAATTAAGAATGTATATCCAGATCCATCTGAAGTATTTGATAAAATATTAAAAGATGATCGTATTCTTGACCGTGCATCAAGTGTTACTGAGGCATATGATAGTTTCATTAATTCTGCACATCAATTTGATACAAGTAATTGGTGGCAAGATAATTTAAGAGATCATATTTCCGCTAAACTTGAAAGAAAAGAATTAAAGAGGAAACTTTATCGTGCAGTTACTAATGTCAACATTTTGGAAGGTATCCGCTTTTACGTATCTTTCGCTTGTAGTTTTGCTTTTGGTGAGCTTAAACTCATGGAAGGATCTGCGAAAATCATATCGCTTATTGCAAGAGATGAGAATCAGCATCTGGCACTAACGCAAAATATTATTAATATGTGGAGAAAGGGTGATGACCCTGAGATGCAAGAGATTGTGAAAGAAGAGGAGCAATGGACATACAAGATGTTTGAGCGTTGTGTCAATGAAGAGAAGATGTGGGCTGAGTATCTATTCCAAGATGGAAGTATGATAGGTCTTAATGATAAACTACTTCAACAGTATGTTGAATGGATTGCAAATCGTAGAATGAGATCAATTGGTCTAAAACCAGTTTATGATATTCCTATGAGAAATAATCCACTTCCTTGGACTGAGCATTGGATATCCTCAAAAGGATTACAAGTTGCACCACAGGAAACAGAAGTCGAATCTTACATTGTTGGGGGAATCAAACAAGATGTCAAAAAAGACACATTCAGCGGATTCAAACTCTAAGGAAACAGAAGAGTCTATCAAAGCATATCGTGAAGCAGCCATGGCAGATGCCTGGCTGTTTGGCGATTATGATGGTTATGAAGCATATGATATAAATAAAAAGAAAGTGTCTGAAGAAGATGAGTCTGTTTGAAAGAATTGCCGAAAAAAATATAAATTTAACAGAGCAACCATTTTCCGATAAGCAAAAGTCGGATATGAAGAATGTTCTGAACAAAAATTTTGGAAGTAAAAAGAAATCAAAAGAAACAGCAGGTAAAGTAATAAAGGATACAGCTAAAAAAGATGTAGGAAGATATTTCGCAAAGTCAAAAAGCAAATCGAAAGGTGGTGGTGCTAGTACTGGTGGTAGTAAACTAGATTTTAACGTAAGTAATACAACTGGTAGTATGAAAGATAAGATGAGAAGTATTGAGGGTGATAAACAGTCAAATAAAATAAGAGCAGAGATAGAAGGGCAGACTGGTAAAAAAACAAGAGACTTTACACAGAAAGCTGGTACTGTAACTACAGGTAATGAAAAACCAAGAACTGTAAAGCAATCTGAAGTATCAAAGAAAGCAAAAGAATTTACATCAAAAATTAATAAGAGAAGAGCAAAAAGAATAAAAGATGCTACTGGTGGTAAGAAAACTGGTTCTTTGAGAAAAGGAAATCTATCATTTCCTGGTGATAAGAGTGGTGCATATAAAGCAACAAAAACTGATATAGAGACAAGAAAAGGTTTCAGTAAAAATAAACCTGGTGGATTAAAAGCAGATGAAACAAATAAATTTGTAAAAAGATCTGTAAGAAAAACAAGAGTAGATAAGATAGGTGGTGATATTTACGATCAACCAAAATTTAGTCAAAAGGGATTTGAGAAATCATTAGGTAAAAAACCATCTACAACTAGTGCACCTAAAGGATTATTTGGATCAGGTATTACAAAAGGTCAGGCGAATGTTAAGGCGATGGATAAGAAATCCTTTAAGTTAACACAACCAAAAGATGTAACACTACCAAAATCATTTACAGATTTTAGTAAGAAAATAAAAGCATATAGGGAAATTGAGAAAAAAGTAAGTAAACCTTCTTATAGCATAAAATCAAAAGGTGGTGGTGCTAGTACTGGTGGTAGTAAACCAGTTTTTAACGTAAGTAATACAACTGGTAGTATGAAAGGAGGAAGTAAACCTAAGAATGGATCATCTTCAGCAGGTGGAGGTGGTGGTAAACCACCTAAAACACCAAAAGGTGGTACTTTAGGATTCCCCAATCCTCCTGAAGATGGAACATTTAAGGGAAAAATACCAAAAAAACCTAAAGTTACTGGAGATGCTTTTGACAATTTAGGAAATAGAACAAAAACACAGTTTGGTAAAATTAGAAATACTAAAGCGTTTGATGTTAGATATAATAAAATGAAAAATTTGAAATCAACACCTAAAGCATTAAGACCATTAAAACCTGCAGGAAAAGCAATTCTTGGAGCTGCTAAGAAGAATCCAACGACAGCAGCACTTCTTGGACTTGGAGCACTTGCTTATGGAGGTTACAAAGCATTTGGACCAAAACCAAAAATAAAAGATACTCTTTCAGATAAAGACTTCACAAAAGTTACTAAGACTGGAATAGTTAATAAGAAAGGAGAACAAGTTAGACGAAAATTAAACTTTGGAAAGAAAGTTAAGAATCAAAAACCACAAGAGACTGTATCTTCAATGAGTAAAAAAGTAAAATCGGATAATACAGGAGAGTATAGAGTAAAATAGTAATATAAATAAGTTAGTAGAATATTTAATTAAAATGTTTAGAGACTTAAAAGAATATCAAGAGATTGCAAAGATTTATGCTGATAAGGTTTCTAAACCTGAAAATCTTGAGGAGAATCAAGCTAATAGAATGAAAATGAAGGCGACAAGAGAGGCAAATAGACCAAAGACAAGAGAAGAGGTGGGTTTAAAACCAAAACCACCTATAGGTGGTGGAGGTAGAATTTCTCCAAGCAGTCAAAATATGAGGGGTAAAACCAAACCAATGCCTACCACTGCAGAAATACGTGCAAAAAATCCAAAAGTAGTACCAGGTACTCGTACAAATGAAGTCGGTGCACAGGGTGGTGGAAAACCTTCAGAGGGAAATTTTAAAAAAGATTTTCCTGATAAAAAACCAGTGGTTAGCACCATGACTAAGCAAGGTAAGCCACGTAATAAAGCACAGATGATGGCTGCGAAGAGAATCGCTGATGGTAAATCTATCTCAGATGTAAAAGCATCAAATACAGCATCAATGAAATCAAAAGCAGCAGAACGTTTTGCTGCTTTCAAAGCAAAAAGAGCAGAGAAACAAAGTAATGCTAAAGTGCCACAAGAAAAACCAGTAGCAAAAGAAAAACCAGTAGCAAAAGAAAAACCAGTTGCAGGAACACCTACTAGAAAGGTAACTTCATCTACAACACAAAGTGGAAATACAACTAGCACCAAAACAAAAGTAACATCTGGAACAGGTGGAGGCACTGCGGGTCTTACAAGTTCAGCAGGTTCTCTAGAAGCCAACAAAAAGAAAGCAGCAAAATTACAAGCAATTGCTGATAAGAATGCAGCAATGGAAAATTATACTCCTTATGATATTGTTCTTGAATACTTACTATCTACAAAGCAAGCTGCTACAATCGAAGAAGCAAACTATGTAATGACTGAGATGGATGCTGAAACAATTCAATCTATTGTTTCTAACTAAAGACGAGTAACTGTTCTCTTAACTAAAACTTCTCCTTCTATAACCCTTTCGACTGTAGTTCCGTTATTTAATAGTAAGTCGTAGAAATATTTTCCTGCCTTTAAATTATTTGTAAGATTAGATGCCATTGAAATTCTAACTTTTCCTGATGTAGGATTTGTGAACCCAACATTAAAAGATCCTGCAAGTGATGATGAAGGATATTTTCTGATTCTACAAGCACCAGTGTAACCTGTTAGATTTAAAGCACTGTTTGAGTTACTGTCTTCAAGAACAAATGTTTGCTCGAAATCAGTATTCGTATGTATAGTAAGATTTGTGCTAAAGACTGCCATGTTATTATTTATGTGAAGAATCCTGTGGATATGCCTGGTCTTACAAGTGCAGTGCCTTCAACACCAATGATTTTATCTCCACCAGGACGAGTAAGTAAAACATCATAAACGTGTCTGCCTGGTTTGATACCTGAAGTAACAGTATCTGCAATTGATATATTGATCTTACCTTGTTCAGGACTTGTAATTGACACTGCAATTCCCACAAACTTTGTGCTATCTGGATGTTTTCTAAGTTGAGATTGTGCGGTGAAATTAGTTAAATCAACCACTCCAGTACCATCAGCACTGAATATTTCCAAATCCTCAGTGAAATCTTCTCCAACATTAATAATTAAATTTTTAACAAATACAGTCATCTATATTGATATTTATTGAATATTTATGGATATATAGATATAAACATACTAATGAAGTTATTGGAATGGTTGAAGAAGGAGTTTACGAAAACGCCTGGTTATATGAGGGTGAACCTTTCACTTCTAATGATATTGGCGACTTCTTCGGTTTTGTCTACAGGATTACAAATATTCAGAATGGTAGACACTATATCGGAAGAAAATATTTCGTACAAAAACGAAAACCAAAAGGTGGAAAACGAAGAGTTACAAGTGAGAGTGACTGGAAGAAATATTATGGAAGTTCTCCCGAACTCAAAGAAGATGTAAAGGAGTTTGGAAAATTAAATTTTAAAAGAGAGATATTATCTTTACACAAAACCCTTGGTAAAGTTAACTATGAAGAGACAAAGCAACTGTTTATAAACAACGTATTGACAGAATCACTTGACGATGGTACACCAATGTACTATAATAGTAATATTCTTGGACGATATATGAAAAAAGA